CTATCCACCGGCAGCGCCGCCGCCGCCATCAGAGCCACCATCACCGCCACGGCCACCGTCACCACCACCTCCATCACCACCACCACCAAGACCACCGCCAGCACTACCACCTGCACCACCATCACCGCCCCCACCGCCCGATCCAGCACCACCACCACCACCCGGGCCAGGAATTGATGTAAGTCAATTTTCGGCAGTCATTCCGATTGTAATTGCAGTCGTTGTTCTGCTACTTGGTTGTTGTACGGTATATTTACGGCGTCGTTATGGTTACAACTTTGGTTGGCTTATGGCGCTTGTAAACTTATTCAAGGGGGATATTTCAAACATCGCAGCCGCTCCTGCGGATCAACGTGGACGGGTTGCGACAGAAGCCGGGCAACGACAAGCAACTGATGCAGCCTCCCGCAATGGGCTAGACCCTGGTCTTGCCGGTGCCGCTACCGGGTTATTTACAGGCGGTGGTCCATCTGTACCATCCGCACCGTCTGCACCTAGTGTACAATCACCGCGACAAAGTGCGGCGGCATCATCGACCCCTCGTCCGTCAGTAATGTCTGGAATATTTGGCGGAGGTGCGCCTGCTGGTAATAATACACGCCCGACATATGTCAGACCAACGGTAGCATCGGAACCAACCGGTGAAACGGGCGGGTCTATATTTGGAGGCATTTTACCAACCGCGGCACCTGCGGCAAATACTGTGAGATCAGGCAGGGGAGTGTCTGGGCGTTCGGCGCGAACGGCGCGAATTGCACCGGAAGTACCGAGTACTGGAAATGGAAATCCATTTGCTGGTTTTATAAATACAGGACCATCTACAAGTGGACCACAATCAAATATGAGAAACACTGGTCCTTCCACATCGGGACCAATGTCGCAGTTTATGAATATGGGAAATAGCGCATGGAATGCACCAAATGCACCCACCCAAAATGCGAGTGGACGAAACGCAAGAACAAATCGGCGTTAAAAAATATATACTATACATCATTTTTTACATTAGTGGATTTTTATAAATACCGGCAAAATGCGTTCCATATTTTGCCTGTTCTGCTCTCTGCTGTTCGTATCTCTTTTCAATTTCATTTTTTTGTCTATTTATATTTCTTTGTGCAAGTTCACTGCCTGCGTTTATCCACGTAAGATTACCCCAGATGTCCCAAACTGTTGATCAAGTGATATACTTGGATTAAGTACCCTTGTGTGTGGACCGGACACCCCGTGCATATTTTTACGTCCATACAGATTAAATCGAATAAACACTATTGCAGCAACAATAACAAAAAGTGCTGCAAATGAAATTGATATAATTTGCAAAGTATTTACCATGGTAAACCAATGTCAATGTGTTTATACTTTTACATAAATATTTTTATATAAATTAATACTCACTATAATGATTTTTCACATCCTCAATCGCACGATATGGAATATTAAACCCTAGAATCGATGTCCCATCCATCTGTTTCAGACGCTGTAGTGGCGCATCAACACGTACAATTGACTTGAGCTCGGAGATTTCTTCGACAAGGATATTTCGTAGAATATATTTTACCTCCACTCCACGATTCCAAACTCGCTTGGCTTCATCTACATGAACCTGGTGATATCCATAAAACGGCACGTTAGACGGCACACATTGGCGCGGTGCAATTCGCCACGTTACTTTTCCAAACGTGACAAGTGCACATGCATTTGTATTTGCGCGATCCATGTAGAACTTGGCATTCTTGTTTTCCAGATCGCTAAAAAGATTAATGGACATCACTTCGATTAGCTCAATGTCGTCACGCATTTTATAAACGGATCGAATTTTGCAGACTGGCTTGATTGGCTTGGTGTGTGTTGATGTTTCCTGAACTTTGCGCAGCTGAATGAGTAGATGCTGGTATAGTGTTTGTTGCCACTTTACCGATAAAAGAAGAATTCGATTTAGAAACTGACGAACGCTATGTGCTCCATTTTTATCCGTCTCAGATGCATCGTGTTCGTCATCACTATCACCAAACTTGCGCTTGTTATTTTCAACACGAATGCAATCAAGTGCGCCGACAATTCGGAGTCGCTCGATTGTTTCGTCACAATACAAGTGGAAATCGCTGTCGGTCATACCCATTTCGGCACGAATTTCTTGTGTCCGTAGTCCAACACGATCCTGGAGATCGCCAATAAGACGGATGCATGCATAAACCCCACGCATCGAATTCACATCTTCCATTTCGGATCCAATTGCAGAGATTTCCTGGTTACCTCGAGTGAGCGAGCTCGAGTTTCTTGAACCAGATGCGTGACGCCCAGTTACGGTGAGCTCACATAGTTGATTGTTTACAATGTGAATCACAATTGGATTACTTGTTTGTCCGGTACGTGCGACGCGTGCTTCGAGTTGCTTTTCCTGATCCGCAGACCATGGCTGCTGTGCAAGTATCATCACGCGTTGCTTACTGTTGGTATACATTGCATGAAGATTGATACCCTCATTTGCAGTGCGTGAAACAATTGCGAACGATTTGCGATCGTGTTGAAAATCGTCGCGGTCCGCATTGAATTTATTCTTATTGCGTGTCTTAATCACCCATTCTCCCATTTCATCTCGTATCCAATACTTGGACCGTCCGGTAATGTCTGCAACTTGATCAAGACCACCAAGACTGTCAACGACAATATCAAGAATGGATTGATGCGGAAGATCAAGATTCATCCACTCATCGTTAAGTTCATCCCACTGATTGTCACCAGGATACTTTTCCTTCATTGCATTAATCAGATTCATTGCAGTGTTTGCGATGCCCTGGATTTCTTTGTCTGAATATGATTCACCAGTCGATTGAATTGCAATAACAACCGCGCGGTTATTTTCGGCATGATGACGCGCCGCCTTGATGATGTAATCAAGACGAACAAACAACATCATTTCGCGGAAAAATGCAAGCGATGTATTATAAAGACGAGCGGTAAGATGAAGTCGTTTTTCATCGCCACTAATTTTGGAACGAATAATTCTCATAGTCTTTGCCATGAGTTCGGCACACGTGTCGTAAACCGTGATACTTTCCGGTGACATGTCAATGTTTTCAATAATGTGCTCGGCCGCGGTTTCTATGGAAAGTAGTCGGCTAATATACCGACCATTGCGTACTAACTGATTTGAAATGTAAGCAAAGAAATTGCGACCATTGAGTGTTTTTGCCACATGAGGAAATGATGACTTTGTCCATAGACCTGTTCGGATGCCAACTAGTTGAAGATCTTTTACGGTCGATGCACATGTTCCGGAAGAAAACATCATACGTGAATGCCGAAATTGATCCATAATAATGCCGGCTGCAATTGCCGACTGGGTTGATATGCTCTTGAGGTGATGAGATTCGTCATGAAAAATCGCCTGTGTTTTGTCATGTTCCATCCATTCGACAAGACGGTTAACATGAGAACCATATCCGTTATATGTCGTGAGTACAACTCCATCCGTTTGGCGAACAATGAACGTATCATTTGCCTTTGTGAAAATATCTTTGATTTGCAAAAAATTTACGGTGATACCAAGTACCGCCGCGAGTCGGTTTACGATGAGGCCAAGTGGCTTGAATAGAGTGTCCTTTGGAATAACGACGGCGTGGCGACCAATGCGATTGTGTGCAATTACGTGCTCGTAAATGGTTTGAACGAGACTGAGCGCAATAACGTGCGTTTTTCCAACACCCATTTCGTCACCAAGTACGAAACCGGAACGAAACGTATTTTCAATATAAACATTTGTCGACTGCATAAACAAACGTGTTGCGTCAACTTGTGGTCCGGATACAATCCCGTTAAATGTACCACCGTGAAGTGTATGCGTAAGTTCCGGTTTTTCAATGTTTGCATGAATTCTTGACTCATAAAGAGTCGCAAGATGTTCGTCGCAGCCGGGCGTGATGACCTTATAGGGAACTAAGTCAGACATATGGATAGGGTTAGTATCGATATCCTGGTCCATACTCATCTTTGCCTGTGAATAATTCAGTAAACCCAGGAATGTTTATGAGGACAGAAATTATGAGTACAATGATAAATATTGCAATGATAATCATTTTCAAGTTACTTTGTTTTTTGTTATATTTATCAGCCTTACTTTTATCAAATGTAATGTGTTGTACATTATTGGAGTCCACGTAATAAAACTTAGGCAACGATCCGGCCATATATATTTGACATATACTTGATAAAAAATTAATAGTATAGAACTGATGCACAATGCAATCAAACAGTGATTCATAAACAGATCTTCATATATTTGCTAATAAATAATATTGCATCAATCCTTATGTATCCAAGTATGAGCGAAAAAATGAAAATGATTAATGCACAAAATGCAAATGTTCCTGTTTGTGTGAATTTTACATGGGATGCAGGTGTTACAAATAATGGAGATGTTGGATATTGGAGAAATAATCACGGTGAACTCACAAACAGTGGATGGTATGCAACTCACCTGGACGGGTCCATTACTGTAAGGGATCGCCTTGCTTCAAATTGGACAAATTATGTCATTCCTAAAGTTGCTGCAGTTTATCAAATTCCAAAAGAGAATGTTGGCATGTTTAAAGATGGATTACTTGTTCGATACGTACGAACAGAGGGAGCCGTAAACAACTATTTTGGTGTTTACAAAATTGTTGCGATTCAATATCTACCAACGCGTGGTGGCGGTCATAAATATTCACTGTATATGGTATATGATTCTATGAATATGGATTATGTAAATGAGCAAACTTTAACCGATCAACGCAGCAAAAGCGAGTCTTCTCATTTGGAACTGTTGACATCTCAGTTCATTCCACATTTCAATCTGGCAAAGCATCATAATCTATCCATTTTGGTAGATTACGAACGTATTGTACTACAAGCACCATCATCATATCAGATTGATTCATACACTCCTGATTTCAGAATCATTATCACAAAACATGGTTACATGACTGGCCGCATTCATATACTAGTTGAAAGTAAATCGGGAAAGGATGGATTATCTGGGCCGGGCGTGGATGAAAAAATAAAACTAGTAACCGATTATCATAACATGCACATGCTCGTAATGTATGGGTCGCTACCAAAATTCAAATACGTACCAAAGTTTACATGCGACTGGAAGACAGTTAATCGCGATATGAATATGGATGAAACTATCCAATTACTTCTGCGCCTGACAGAGTGTTGACGTCTTTATTTGGACGCAGTGCCCATACCATAACATAGTTGTCAATGTGTGTATATCTGTCATGGATATGCCAGTCATTGTTATAACAACACTTATAAATGTCTTTTCTAATATTTTTCATATAATCGATTACATATGGTTCACCTGATAACATTGATTTTGGTGATCTCATGTTTGGATGCATATCAACGATCAATACACCACGTCCTGAAATTCGCATTGCGTTTTCAATAATTGCAATACGACCGTCGTGTGGTGCTTCGTGAAGTAGAAAGAAGATTGTGGAATAATCAAACTCGTCATCTTCCCCGTACGAAATTGCATTTCCATTTCTAAACGAACATAATTTATCTTTGCAATCTTTTCTTGCAATTGCTAACATTTCATCGGATGTATCGATTCCTACACTGAGTATATTATCAGTTGTACTTTTACCAACTCCGCATCCCATGTCACATACTCGTGCGTGATATGGCATATTTGATAGAATTTCATTGCGAATATTATGATTATCATATGCATATTTATCAATTATATCGGTGCACCATCCTGCAATATGTGCATGAAGTTTGCCAAATGGTCCAATGTTACCTAGATTATGTATGCGTTGGTCAAGCCACCACCTGCCATCGGTTGGTGGGTGGCGAAATATACCGGTAGATACAATAAGGAGAGAGATCATTTACTTAATGTGAAATAATTTTTTATATTGTATAAGATATAGAATACTTGCCTGTTTTTAAAATGATCTTCTCCGATAAGACATTAAAGCATCTCCTAATTTGGAACTTTGTCGCTGGTACATGCAACCTCGCGATGGCGATTGTTACCGGTGTTGTTGGTAACCTTAACCTCCGCCCAGACCTTTATAACGTTCAGACCCAGTTCACTGGCATGACCGACGCGTACATGCTTGCACCAACTAACAATGTATATGGTACATTTCCAATTACCGCACTTATGATGGCGACCTTCATTATTTCTGCTGTATTTAACTATGGTAACATTATGATCTGGCCAAATGCTTACTATTCCAAGCTCGAGAAGGGTTGTTCGCCATTCCGGTGGACAGATGTCTTCTTCTCTACCACACTTCTAACTGGTTGTGCGTCTTTTGTATTTGGCATTCGTGATCTTAACCAGCTTGTCCTAATTTCGGGCCTCTCTGTTTCCGTAACTAGTCTTCTATATCTTACCGATGTGTTCCTCAAGCCAAAGGAGGATGTTGATTCGTGGCAGGAGGAGCGCTTTGTTATGCGCGCCAAGCCCCATCTCATTGCAGTGATTCCATTTACCATTATGTGGGTAATGCTCTTTATGACATTCCTCAATGGTCCATCGTGCGTTGCGCCAACTTGGCTCCGGGCGACATTTGTCCTCTTCTTTCTCCTCTCCGTCGCCAACTTCCTTCCCCAGGTTTACCAGGTATGCATGCCACCATCCCTTTATGTCAAGGGTGAGTTCAAGTACATTACACTCACTACATTTACCAAGGTTCTTGTGGGCATCATTCTAGTATCTACAGTTCTTGGTAAGACCGACTTTAACTCGGCAGTTGTCAAGTCGGATCCATCCGGGTGTCTTGCGTACCCACCACCACCAGCATCGCCGCCGCCGTCGCCTCCCCTTAATTAAATTTATATATCATAAACACATATACCCCATTTTTTTAACAACCCAAAACCAAAGAAGATGCTTCCTATCCTGTTTCTATCGGTATCGATATGTTTCCCAATGGATAAGCTCCAGTTGCGTATGCAATATCGCCAAGCAATGGCGGCAGCGGCAGAACATCAGAAACTACCAGTTACTGCAATGATGAATCTTGCAATTTATCGAGTCTATGCTTGTCGTCTTCGTGAGTGGAGTAAGGGAGCACTATCTGAAGAGTTTGATGCGTGTTCATTTGACGTAGAAGATGGTGATATTCAAATGGAAGAATATGAAGAATCCATTCGTGAACAGATTCGCAACGTACCATCACTTGATCACTTGATCAATCCTCAAACGGACCCATCTGAAGCCGAATTTAAAAATGATAGTAATGACATTAACGATAATAATGACATTAACGATAATAATGACATTAACGATAGTAATGATCGTACCGAAGCTGATACATTTGATGAAGATTGATGTTACATGTGTCAAAAATTGTTATATAAAATCATTTTTATTGTAATTATATTAATAATACAATGCCATACATTCCGCGAACGCGGAATGGCTCAAACAAAACCACCCGAACGATCGGTCATGCCAAAAATTACAGAAACAACACACCTACTATCATAGAAATGGGAAATCTTGATGAAGTTCCAAATACGCCACTGCAGAATATTAGTCTCGTTCGAAAGTATATACCACCAGGATGTTGTGCGAATATGATGACAGAGGCACATGACGTTCACGTGGAATACAAACTTGGTACGTATCGGTCCCGAAACTGGAGGTGTTGTACGATGAAGATTCAAAATGCAAATTCAAAATGGTGTGATATTTGTGTATGTTGGTATTGTTGTTGCATGCCAACTGCGTGTGCGTGTTTATGCAAAAAAGATGTAGAAGGGGCAAATGGGAATTATTATGTTGGGTCATGTTGTTCGGAACTTGTTTGGGCGAGTGATGACGTGTTGTTTGCACGAAAAGCATTTTCGTGGTCGTCGAGTGGGTATAACAGAGTTAGTCCAATACCGTCATCTATGGTAAGAACTTAATATACTCATCGATTAAATATGAAGAAAAGTATTTCTATTCACACTTTTTTGTGTTTCATAAAATAAAATGATATTTAGAACATTAATATTTACATTAATACTATCAATAAACCCAAGACCGCCGCCATTTCCACCCCCTGTACCAAGTTCGCCTTTTGTACAATTATCATCGTCGTCTCCTTTATTTCCTCCATATGCACCACCAAGCCCATTTGCACCTCCGAGTCCAATCGTTCCACCTTTTCCACCATTTGCCCCTGTAGTATTTTCATCAGACAATGTACGACAATTTAATTTAATCGGTAATGTATATGATTGTTATATTGAGGACACGTTGATATCATCTGGGTATAATGTAATTAAATTTTCATTTAATTCAGATTATGCACTTGTGACATGTTTTGTAAAAATACCACTTGATTATGTTTATTTGTATCTATCTATTGTATATCAATTAGATATAGATAGCATACTGGAAGAGGTATATATGTCAAAAATAGGATCATATGCATACACAAAGGATAATTCTCCTGCATATGCTCAACAGATCGGTGCATATTATTGTCAACCAATTAACATATTAAATAATCACAATATAACAGATATTGCAAATTCTTATAGAAATCATACAATGAAGATTGATTTTGTAATAAATAAGTATGTTGGATTGTTTTGTGACAGTAAAATTTCATTATATATTTCAGAAGAAAATGGACAGTTGTTTGATATACCTGATCAAATAGATGACCCAATTGAAACCGTGTCTAATATAAGTACCGGAGCAATCGTTGCAATTGTAGTATCTGGATTTTCACTGTGGGTTATATGCATATACTGTACTGGACAATTGTTTATGTCATTCTATCCAAGTGGTTATAAAGAACAAACAAGTGTATAGTTACACCCTTTATAAAGGATAATCCTAATTTTTTGTGGGGATAGTGTTATAGAAGGATGTACATTGCACTATTCATATGTTTATTTATGATGGCAATGCCGACAATTATTAATAAATATTCAAAGTTAATTACAGTTGTCTTTGCATTCTCAAAAATTTTTATAACCAGCGTTCTAAAAGAACTATTCTCTGGAGATTACCTAACTACCGCAAAGCTAACAAGTAGCAAAAACGAGTTATTTTACAGACACATTTTTACACCAATCAAAGATTGCTGGAGTCGACCAATTCATGGCCACGCATCAACGGTTGTTGACGTAAAAGTAAATGACAATGAGTTTCGTAGTTGTATTAATATGGGTTCCTATAACTATCTTGGGTTTGGTGGCATTCATCCAGACATTACACCACGAGTGAAACATGCAATTGATACATATGGTGTTTCGTCAACATCAGTTCGCAATGGCAGTGAAGATGATTTACAATCCGTGCTTGAATTAACAGTGTCGCGCTTTCTAAAGAAAGACAATGCAGTTGTGATTGGAATGGGGTTCGCAACCAATACAAGTGTGATTCCTTCTATTATTATGGACGGAGTTGAACCACAGAATGTACTTGTATTGTCGGATGCATTCAATCATGCCTCAATTGTTGAAGGGATTCGTCTGTCTGGTGCAAAAGTAAAGGTATTTAAGCACAATGATGCATCGCACTTGGAAGAAATTATGCTTTACGAGACAACATATAACACATGGGACAAGATTGTTGTATTTGTTGAAGGTATTTATTCAATGGAGGGCGATTTTTGTAACCTTCCGGAAATCGTTCAAATAAAAACAAAATATCGTGCTCTTTTATACTTGGATGAAGCACACTCGATCGGAGCAATCGGAGAAACTGGACGTGGTGTCACTGAACATTTCAACATTGACACCTCCCATATTGATGTAATGATGGGTACATTCACAAAGTCATTTGGTTCCGTCGGTGGGTACGTATGTGCATCGCAATCTATAATCAACTGTATTCGTGCCAATGCAACTGCATGTGTCTATGCGTCCGGAATGTCTCATGCGGCAGTGATGCAGGCAATCGCTACGCTAGATATTCTAATCGCCGGCTCGAAGAAACCACTTCGACTTCGCGAAAATGCGAATTATTTTCGTAAAAGTCTAATGGAGATGAATTTTCCCATTCTTGGCGACATGGATTCTCCAATTATCCCCTTCCTAATTGAACGTGTAGATAAAATGGTTGAATTTTCACGCAAATGCCTCGATGATAGCGTTGCAATCGTAGTTGTTGGTTATCCAGCAACACCATTACTTGAATCACGAGCACGATTTTGTATTTCAAGTGAACATACTCGCAAACAACTTGATTACGTACTTTTGGTTGTTGAAAAAAATGCACGCAAACTTCAACTAAGAAAGGTACCCGGTTACAACACCCCATCAAAAATTCGAGACTTCTATTTGAATGTTAATGTAAATGGTCGCCCATCAGTGGATTCTCACCCGCCTTTACTCGTGGACACGTCATGGAACAATATAATTAAGAATAACTTAGAAACAACGAGTAAGTTTACAACAACAGGTTTCTTAAATATGCACAAACATCCTGATGTTGTTAATGCAGCAAAGGATGCAATCGATGTTTACTCATGTGGTACCTGTGGACCGCGTGGTTTTTATGGCACACTTGATATCCACATTGAACTGGAATCAAAACTTTCACGTAAACTAAACGTTGAAAAAACCATTGTCTATTCATATGGCCTCGTTGTCATATCGTCGGTCGTAAAAGCGTTTGCAAAACCAAGTGACTTTTTGATTTATGATGATATGGTATCGACATCAGTAAAGTCGGGCATTGTTCTGTCGCGTTCAAATAAGCTTTCGTTTAAGCACAATGATATTTCGTCACTTGTGGAGCAGTTTGAATACGCAAAGTCGATTGATCAAAATGGAGACGCAACAATTTACGTCCTCATTGAAGGAGTGTACGCAAACATTGGTGACATTGTAAACCTTCCGTGTATTCTTGCACTTCGTGACAGGTATAAGTTTTGCTTAATTTGCGATGATTCATATGGGTTTGGTGTACTTGGCAAACAGAGACTCGGTACTCCGGATCACTATGGGATTGAACATTCTGCGATTGATCTATATATAGGTTCGTTTGAACATGCAATTGGATCTGTCGGTGGATTCTGTGCTGGAACAAGTGATATGATCTCGCATCAAGTACTAAATGGTTCCGGATATTGCTTTTCTGCATCCCTGCCTGCGTATTGTACTGCTGCAATCAGTACCGCACTTGACGTAATTACACGCGATGACTATTTATTTAACGAACTTGACAACGCAATGAAATATACTGCTACATTATTTCGTAAACTCGCCAACTTATCGCGAGTAAAAATGGATTTATCAATTACACCATTGTTTTGCATTTACATCAAGGATGACGACGATATGTACAATGTCAAACTACTCCAAAAAATAAAGCACGATGTTGCAAAACAACATGGTATTCGCATTGACGTCGTACAACATCCACAACAGCCAGGAATTGCAACCGCGAACCCATTCATAAAGTTAAATATTGACAATGATCAAGATCTCGGAAATCTCGGAAATCTAAATGTATGTGTAAAGTTTATGATTGATCAGTTATCATAGCTTCGGTGCACTGCAGAAAGTCTGATTTTGATAAAAACCGCGCATGTACATTGAATCCGGTGTTATTCATTGGTGTTAATGTAAGTTCATAAAATTTTTGCTTAATTTTTTTAACAAGATATTGTTTTTTATTAATATAAAATCGATTATTAGAATATGTCATTCTAGCTGGTATATATAAAAATGTACTATATGTTGCTAGCAAAATTTCATAACGTTTGGAAGTTGATTCAATGTAATCATCGACGACATCATTCTGTACGATTTCGGCTTCGTGATTATGAAGCCATTCAAGAGTGTTTTTATGTTGTTCCATTTATTTTATAAATATAAAATCGTTTAAACATGTTTTGACGCAAAATGCGCAAATAAAACATACAAAACTGCAATAAGAACAACTCTATATGCATACCACTCGTCACCACATTGTATTATTTCTTCACCTGACACGTCTTTTAACAATGTAAGTGGAAGAATGCCATCTTTCCAATTGTCATTGCATGCTAGTTTGCTGCATTTTGAAAGCACGAGGCGCGCAAAGCTGGTACATGAATGTCTGTCACCGAATAATTTGGACCGAATTGGGGAATATTTAAATTGATATTCATTTAGTTTCCATAAACACGCGTGATCAATCGGAATTGACGGACGAAATAACTTTATAACTTTATATAATATGGTATTCAAATATTCAGAGAGCAATAGTTTACGATTTCCACGGAGTCCAGACTCTAGTATGTATTTGTCTCCATTATCATCTTCCGTAACTACAACTACGTGACCATACCCATCAACTAATCCAACATGAAGATGAAAGAACGGGAAGCCAAACTTGCGAACAAACAACAAATCACCGCTCCGTGCTGTGTTTATAATAGTAGTTAGTTCTGATTTGCATTTTGTGTTGGGATCACTGAGTTTTTCCAAGGCTTGCATCTTTATATAACAACATTATTTCGTAAGATACCTAATTAATGTCTCCTCCTCGTGTCAAATATCAATCCATATGTATCCGTTGTTATACATCGGATATGAAACCATATAACACAGATGTATGTACCAATTGTGCGGCGTATTCATGTGACAAATGCAAAGGATGTGATCGGAATTCTATTTGGGGTTGTTGGTGCCCCGGGAGAACGGCATGTCCCCACGAGTCATGCAGTATTATCGGATACAATCTACAGAATCATATTGATGACTGTCTGATTTGCGAATGCTGGCCATTTGCACCATCCCTTCCTGATCTGTGCCAAAACTGCGTCCGCATCGATACAGTTTGCACGGATCACACCGGAGAACTTGTTACAGAAACTACGAAATATACCCGTTGTGAAGAGTGTATGAGTGTATGCAGTAAAGTTTGTTTTTCCGAGGAAGCAAATGGTCCAGACTGGTGCGGCCCTGCATATGATTGTGTGTATTGTATGCGTATGACAAACCGAATTGTACTTGGACAAGCAGCAGCGCGTGCCGCTGCTATGTATGCGCGAGTCAAATTTGGATACGAAGTATCCGAATATGAAAAAAAGATTGAAAATGCCATTTCTAGAAATAAGTATAGCGCAGAAAAGGAAATTCAGTATCGCAGAGGGGTATCTTTTTTAGTAATACCTAATTAAAGATGAACTTTGATCTTGCTAGTTTTGGGATTGGGATTGGCACGTGCATGTTCCTACTTATTATATTTGCGATTTCTGTTCGCATAATATTTGGTGGCCAAATGGACCCTGATCTGGAAGTAGAAGGACTCGCGATGTCAACTGACTTGCCGTATATGAAGAGGTATATGCCTAGGGTAGTGACACCTGAACCAGGAACTTTTAAACGACAACAATTCGTATCTAGGTCAAGAACACCAAACCCAATAATAAAAAATAGAAGTTTAGTTACAACAATTGGGGGAGGCAATAATTTGGGTGGCTTAAAATACATTGACCAAAATGTGTTGGATGAGTATAATGGAATTGGTTTATAATTTTAGTTGTTTACCAATTTATTGAATTATAAACCGCAATGTATACATTGAACCAAACACATCTCTATACTATATAGTCATTTCCGATAGCCCAGTTGGGTTCGTGCACCGACAGTCACCGAGTGTCTGCCGGTTCGAACTCAGAAATGCTATTCCAGTTCCCATGTAGCTCAATTGGTCAGAGCGTGCGGCTGTTAACCGTAAGGACAGTGACCGCAAGGTTGTGTGTTCGATTCACACCATGGGAGACTCCTCCTATAGTCTAGCGGTAAGGACAATGGTTCTTGATACCATCAGCATGTGTTCGAATCACATTGGGAGGTTTTATATTTTTGTATGTATATAAATAAATGGAACGCATTACAAATGCATTAAACTATATAAAGGAACTTTCCTTTTCCAAAAAAGTATTAATTGTTATGGTGATTGTATTGATTGTAATCGGTGTACTCATGTATCTTGATATGACACCGCCATTTCTGTCTCCATCATCTGTAGAAGTAGAAATCCCCGACATTCCCGGGGAAGAGACACCGAAAACATGGACACCGGTTGATCAAACAACGTTTATGTGTTCGGAGGGCAATCTTGACGATGGATACAATGAAAATGATCATAATGATCTTGATAATTGGAAAAAACATGACACTCCATATCATGGCTGGAGGTGGTGTGGCGTTACGGTAAATCAATGCAAGGCATCTTGCATCGCTGCCGGGGATTGTACTGGTATTCACTATACACCAAACAAGTGCTGCTTTCCATTACGTAGCTCGTGTATTGACAAGACAGCAAATAGCGTCGGTGGAACAACCGATGAATCTGTCCCGGAAGCGGGACGATATGAATTGGTATAAGATGTAAAAAATACTATATTTTTTAAATCCCACTGATATGTTCTTTTTTGTATTCATTGTATTCCTCTTCAAGATAAGGCGAACGTATCGCTGAAATCATTCTTTCATCTGTTACATCAGCCCCATTGCGGTTTTCGGTATAACTGTAGCTATCGTTGGGGTTTGCTTGGTGCGCATTGTGGAAATTATATTCAAATATCTCACGTCCCTCGTACGTTCCGTTAGTAATTAACCACTTTCCAAAATTACGAATACGTTGTTCAATTGCAAATTTTACATCGTCATGGACTTCATATTCTTGATCATATTCTGCAGATATTTCTACATTTGCACCTTCATTTCCGTAATAATCAATCAAAGTTCTATTATGTATGTTATCTTCCATGCGTTTGTATGTTCGATCTCCTTCGGGATCTGTAAACGTTCCCTCAATCATATTTTTCAAAATAGCAATCGCTGCTACATTAACATCAGGGGCACACTGAATGTTTAAATTGAGTCTGTACATGTTATCTCCAATTGACGAGTCCCATTCCATGCGAATTGCGATGCGGTTGAAATAAATAAAGTTATGCACACCGATTGCAGCGGCAAGACTATACCCAATTTCTGCCATATTACTTATACTATATATATATTATAAAAACATATTCATAAAATTTTATATGTTATATTGCGCGTGACTTGGCTAGATAAACCCCGTAAATTGTTTTGTGGAGTCGTGATTGATTGCCGGTATTGTATTTGAAACTGCAGTTGATCGGTTGGATAGTATTCTACTGTTAAAGATTGGTTTTCCTTCACTAAGCTTGGAGTAATGCGTAGCCCCGTCATAAAACATAGTCTCTGGTGTTCGTACATGATTATGTAATATGTCTGTATATGTAGTTGACATTGTAGGATCTGCCTCAAATACTTTAACAAAACGTTTAAATGCAACCCCACCGAGTTCGCGTGGGTCATAAACACGAGAGTATCGTGAGTTATTGCCATTTTTTCCTGGTTTAAATTTTTGTGCTTGTTTCAGTTCATATGTAAAATTTTCATCGAGTTCTTTTAATAGTTCCGCGTTATCGCCACCCTTGGTCTTATATAGATCAAACTCATCTCCATTTATTCCAACATCTGCCTGTCCTCTGCCAAATATAAGATACATCAAAACACCACATAGCACGACCAGTAAGATCAACTCAACTATGATCAGTATACTTAGGGTATTCATTATAATATAATAAGTATAAAATATTATCAGTGATTTTTTGTTTCCTATAAAGTGACAAGTTATGAGATTCTTGTTGTTTGCTTATGGTAGAATGCGAAACTATATATCGCAGATAGCATACCTATCTTATATCAACACCAAGCATAGCTCAGTTGGTCTAGTGCACCGACAGCCACCGGCTGGCTGCCGGATCGAGCCCAGTGGGTGCCATCGGAGGCCCGCTGGTGGTATCGAAAGCGATCGAGGGATGTGCGTGGACTTGTCCCATTAACTCAGTTGGCAGAGTGTGGTTCTTATGAAGCTAAAGTCGGCGTTTCGAGCACGCCATGGGACACTTGTCCGGATGGACATACTGCACACTTAGGAAAGTGGTCTAATCCGCCGCACTCAAGACATGTTAATCATGTGAGATATGCGGTGCCTTCGGGCGCGTCAGTTCGAACCTGACAGTGTGCATTTTACTATTTTTTGCATAAAACTAAGCATATGTTTGGTGTCATATATTACATCCAAAGTCCAAGTGGTAAGGGTTATGTCGGAAAAACTGATAATTTTGAAGAACGTATGAAAGGTCATCAAAAAATATCTACAAAGTGTACTTTATTGAAACGCGCAATTGATAAGTATGGATGGGATAATATGAAAGTGACAATATTATTGAAGTGCAAACTTGAAGATATGCCATATTATGAACAACTTATGGTTGATGCATATGATACGTTTGGTCCAAATGGCTACAATTGCACAACCGGAGGGGAAAAAAATAAAATCATATCAGATGAAATGAGAACTAAAATATCAAGTTCTTTGTGTGATACATATAGGGATAGGATAAATCTTTCTGCATGCATAGTAAAATCTAGAACTGGTACGTTTTCGACTTACCTACCACGATCATGGACAAGTGACAAATCAAAGTTGTATCTATCCGGATTTGCATCATATGATGATGCGGTAAAAATGCGCATGTACTGTTATGAAAATTATGTTCGTGTCCGACAAATACCACTGTCATATACACACGATGCAAAACTAATGCCTTATATCAAAAAAACAACATCACGAGCACGAGGAACCGGTCAAATTTATAAACAACATATCGGATCAAAAAACTATACAACTAAAATACCAATGCATACTCAAAAATATTACCAACGAAAACATTACACGTTCCCGACATACAAAGAAGCAGAAGACTTTCTCGAAACTTGCACAACTTGCTTTATCACCGAAGACAACAACTCATACAAATTCACGGTCCCGCCCCCATGGTTAGCGTCTCCGGACGCGCAAAAAACATACAGCGGGTTTAAAACCCGCCAAGAGGCGCAGTTGTTTATGGACAACTTTTATAAAATCTACGTAGAAGGATATGATAAGCCATTGCCATGTGTTACGTCGTCTGTACCAAACAGTCAGATGCCATATAATCCGTATTTTCTGTTTTAATACACTAAGTTTAAACAAAGGTATTGGACGGATTATGGAATGTACATCTGAT